CCAGCATCCGATGCTCCCTTTGATGGGCAAGAAGAATCAGATCTTAATGAGGACGGCCTCTATCCTAGATGGAATGGTCGTAACCTTTACAATGAACGCCAAGCTATGGATGCAAGTACCTGGGCTTTGGTCTATCAACAACAAGATATCTCAGATGATGCCATCTTTGATCCGGTATGTGTGCGAGGTTCTATAGATGGTATGCGTAAAGCAGGTCGCTTGGTTCCTGGTCACCCAGGTCATCCACGTGATGTCAACGGCTTTAGTTTTATTTGTGGTCTTGATCCCGCTATGGTTGGTGATACAGCCGCCATTTGTTACGCTGTTGATAGGGCTACACATAAACGCTATATCGTTGATGCTATTAAGATTACTAGGCCAACGCCTGCTGCAATCCGTCAGTTAATCTTTGACTGGACTACCCTGTACTCACCGAGTGAGTGGATAGTAGAGAAGAATGCTTTTCAATCATTCCTTACGCAAGATGAGGGCATACGCGCAAACCTTGCCTCCAGGGGTGTGTTACTGCGAGAGCACCACACAGGTAACAACAAGTGGGACTCCGGTTTCGGTGTTGCTTCTATGTCTACCTTGTTCGGCACAAAACAATTTGACGGCAAGCACCACCGCGACAACCTTATTCACTTACCTAGTGACCAGACTGAAAACATTAAAGCGCTCATTGAGCAATTGATTACGTGGTCGCCAACTACTAAAGGTAAGACAGATATGGTGATGGCTCTTTGGTTCTGTGAGATCCGCGCACGCGAGATGCTCAGCCAAGGTATACACGCTACACATCATATGAAAAATCCATTCCTCTCTCGTTTCGAGAGAGGCAAACGAACAGTTATCAACATAGATGAACTGCTCGCAGAAAAAGATCGTACGTTCATCTAATAAGGAGATAACAATGCCAGTACCAGCAATAGTCGCAGGAGCAGCAGCAGTAGCTGGTCGCCTTGCAGCAAAGAAGGTTGCACAAGAGGCAGCAAAGAAAGCAACTAAGAAGGCAGCAGAAAAAATTGCTAAAAATAGCGTAAAAGTTAAACCAGCAAATTCTCAAGGTATTCCAAATTCTGTATATAACAAAATACAAACTTCGGCATCAAAGAAAATAAAATCTGGAGAAAATGCAAAAAATAGAGCAAGAGAAGATGCTTCAGAAATTGCTTATACAAAAATGATGAACAAAGAAAAAACTAAAGTTGTAAAAATTAACTCTGCTGTTAAGTCAAAGTCTGCAGATGCCGCAAAGTCTGCAAACGCTAAGGCATTAAAGGCTGCTAATAAGAAGGGCAAGAAGTAATGGCACAAATGAAAAAGCCTGTAGTCAAGGTAACAACTAAGCCAAAGGCGCCTACTAAGAAAAAGGTAGTTCAGATGCCTAGCAAGATTTCTCCATCAAAGATGACGCCTGCACAGAAGGCTCGTTACCTAAAGAACCCAGAACGCTACGATGGCTAAGAAAGTACCAGTAACTTCAGTTACTCCTAAGGCTAAAGTAAAAGCAACTGAAGAAGCACAGAAGGATCGCACTCGTAAACTTGTAGGTGCTATCGCTGTCAACCTTGTTCCAGGTGCAAAAATTGCATCTACCACAGCCAAGTTTGTTTCACGATCAGCCGCTAAAAAAATGGTTCCAACTGGAACAAAAACTGTTGTTCGTAAATATACACAGGGCAAAAAAGCAAATATTGTTGAACAAGCACCTAAGAAATACAAAGAAGGTGCCAAGTCTCCTATTAAAGGAACTAAAGTAACTGTAGTAAAAGAAACAAAGGGACAAACTCCTTTGCAATATGCAACAGTTACTAGAGGTGCAGCAACCCGCAAGACAACTGGCAAAGCAGTTACTATCGCTAAAACAGTAGCTAATACAGCGTATGCGATGGATAAATACCAAGAAGCCAAGAAGTCTAAAAAGAAGAAGTAAGGATCCCACATTGTTATCAGTCAAAGAAGTTGACGCTAAGCTAGCACGCTTACGTACTCGCTCATCAGCGCGAGATCAACGTATGCGTGATGTGCTCTCGGTGCGTCAGGGAGATATCTCTAAGGTATACCCTGCAATGTTTTCAGAGGAATACCCAAAGCCTCTGGTTGCAAACTTCATTGACGTCGCAGCACGTGACTTAGCAGAAGCAATGGCACCACTGCCATCCTTTAACTGCTCAGCAACCAATATGGTTTCAGATGCAGCACGCAAGGCAGCAGACACACGTAC